GACGCGTTGGCATTCAAAGCCACAGAGCGGTTCGCATTCTCGGCTTTCGACATTGGTAACGTGAACGCTACGGCCTCCAGCCGTGTACCGGGTTCGCTTATCGTCGGAGCATCCGCAGCTACATAAGCCTAGCGGTTCGTATCTTAAGCCCTCGGCAGACGTGCTGGGGGCTTTTCCTTTGTGTGGGATACTTAGGGCATGATGACCAGAGCCGAGGCAATAGCACAAGTAAGTTTATTTGTGTCCGCTCAAAGTTACCCGCAGATGTCCACTACGGACATTGGCTCAATCCTTGATTCTTTCTCACGATTCACCACGTGGGCAGCTTCAACCACTTACGCAGTAGGTGACCGTGTAGTCCCTACAACGCCCAATGGTAGGGTCTACGAGTGCCGAGTTGCTGGAACATCAGGCACGACACAACCCGATTATCCTGTCTATGCTCCCTACCAAGTCAAGGGCTTTACGCTGGAAGATGGCACCGGTAACCCAACCCTGATGTGGGTAGACCAAGGTCCAATCAATACCGAGCGCTACGATGTTCGCACAGCAACCCGTCAAGCATGGCTGATCAAAGCATCAAGGGTAGCCGCAGACATCGATTCTAAAGAAGGTACGAGCGACGTAAAGCTTTCCCAACTGATGCAGAACTGCCTAACCATGGCAGACAAGTTTAGACCGGTGGTGTTCGCATGAGTCCGATACTCCGCGCCACATTGAGCGCTGGCATGGTACGAAACCTGTGCCAAGACCGTGTAGAAATACACCGCTTCACCCTTACCGAAGATGGCCGTGGTGGTGCTACTGAGACGTGGCGCAAGGTTGCCGAGTACAACGGCAGGCTAACCAACCAGAGCGACACAGAATCAATCATAGGCAGTGGCATCCAGTCATCTGCACAATGGACGCTAATCATTGCTGTAGGGGCTGATGTGATGCCACAAGACCGGGTCTACCGGGTGGGTGATGACTCAAAATACTACGATGTGATCGGGACAGACTTTGGGCAGACAGAATTACTTGTACAGCACGTAGGGCTGGTGGAGCGTACATCATGACAGCATCGGAATGGACTACGATAGGCATCAGCGTTTCGGGTGCTGTTATCTCGTTACTGGTCTACATCATCCAGTTCCTCCACCGTATGGACAAGCGTGGAGCGGTAGACACTGCGACGATCAAAGACCACGGGCATCGCATCGGTAGGTTGGAAACTGCAACCGGTGAACTGAAAACGCAGGTTACAAAGTTGGAGGCGAAGCAATGAACAGCATCAGTATCAAGCGGTTGGTGGTCGTTGTGATCGTGGCTTTCGTAGCTGCATTTACTTCCGTTTTCGGTGATGGCATCCGTACAGCACAAGCGCAGGATGTTGCCGAGCTGGGCGCTGTGATGGCACTCTACGGAAGCAAGGCGGTAGCGGCTGGTGTCTCCGCTGCGGTGAGTAGTGTGCTGGCGTTCCTCACGATGCCTTTCAAGGGTGTGCAAGTGAACAGCCTGAAGGTGGGCAAATGATAATCCAAAATCCGAGTATTGTGAAGGAGCCAGCACCGTCTACCGATTGGCGTGTTTTTGGCGACATGTATGATTTCGATGGCAACCTATTAGGCACGTTCGGACCTGACGGAACCTCTGTCAATGTGTGGTGGGTTCAACAAGATTACGATTTTCAACTGAGTATCGTGCAGACATTCATGCAAGTTATGGCTCAACAAATCGTAGGGGGTACGGCTGAATAATGGCAACTGCTTATGTAACGGCAACAGGCACAGCAACGTATCCGGGGACTTTTGCACTCCCTACAAGCTTGACTAATGCTCTCGCTGGTGCTGGTGCTGGCGATACGATTTACATCGCCGCTGGTAACTACACCGGCATTTCTGGCATTACTTATGGAGGTGCATCAGGTACTTCTGGTTCACCTGTTCGTTTTATTGGTGATACTGCTGGTGCAATATTTGGCACTGCTGGTGCTGTTAGAGTTACTGCTGCGGCTAACATTTCAACTGGTACAGGAGCACAGATTTTAACGTTTACGAGTAAAGATTACATCGAGTGGTCTAACGTTATCTTTGATCGCATTACGCCATCTTCAACCGTATTGACACTAACCACTTGTACTTACTTTACTTTTTCAAACTGTATCTTTTATGGTTCAATCACTGCCACAAATAGCGTGGCGGCTCCTTGGTCGCATACTTTCCAGCGTTGCGTCTTACTTGGCTCACCTGCATATTCGACTACATTAACGAGTACAAATACAACAGTAAGCCCTTGGCAGTTTCTCAACTGCATTATTATGCCTATCAACACAGGTGCGGCAGCAAGGTCAATTCTTATTAACTCAGGAGCTGCTTCTGGCGGTTTTGTATCGAACTGTCTTTTTTATGGTGCTGAATTTGTAAACTTTAGCAGTACGTGGAGCACATCGAATCCAATTGTAATCAAGAATTGTATTTTTGCTGGTGCTTCTGCAATTTTCAATAGTTCTACTAACGGCATTTTATGTAGTTATAATCGGTATACATTTTCATCTTTGAGTGGTGTATCTGCTGGAACTGGAAGCACAACAGGCGGAATCCTTGGTAGCGATATGTTTGAAAGTCTATTGACTGGCTTTACAAATATCCAGCCATATTCCTCGGTTAGCGGTAGTCCGAATGCATCGTTCGGTACAGCATCAGGCGCACCTGCAACAGACATGTATGGTGTGACGTGGACAGGTACAAGCCCAGATGCAGGCCCAGCAACTTATCGCGCAATCGGTGGAGTGAGTCCATACCTTCCAGCAGAGCGGAACGCATCCGCCATCACCATCGCTCCCGGCTCCACCTCACAAAGCATCGAACTCTACCTCGGTGCTACAGGGCTAGTATTCAACACCTCCGGTCTAGCGGCCTACTACGTCCGCAACCAGTCGGCACCGGTGGCTATAACGCTGGTCACGCAGACACCTACAGGCGCGTGGACTTCTGGTGGCTTTGCTGAGATATCGTCCTCCCTAGTGCCGGGCGTGTATCGGCTTGATGTCCCTAACGCCGCTTTTGCCGCTGGTGCTTCAGATGTGACTATCGTGGTGCGTGGTGCTGCTGGTACGAATGGAGCAGTCTTGACCGTCACGCTTTCATCTGGTGGCTTGACGGCAGCGCAGACAGCCGCAGCGGTCTGGGATGAAGCAAGGGCAAGCCATGTAACAGCCGGTACATTCGGGCAGTACGTGAACGCTGAACTCGTTACCCCGGTAACCTCTGCCGCTCTTGTTCGCATGGGGCCGTTTGAGGTACGGGCTGACGGGCTTGGGGCTTCTGATCCGCTGGACATCCAGACGGGCGCACAGCACGGAATCGATATCCAGTGCGTAGACAACAACGGCGCAGGAATCGACATAACGAGTGCAACGGTTACGGCTAAGGTCTACAACTCAGGTGCTACGCTGGTTGACACTTACGCCTGTACGGCAACCTATGCAGCTGATGGCAGGGCAACATTTACGATTGACACGACGGTTACTAACGTCCCTGGGACTTACACGGCTACGATCACAAGGTCAACAACGGCAAACGACACGCAAGTCTTTGGCCCACTCCGCATCTATGTGAGGGATATCTGATGGCACTAATCTTTGATCTAACCGAAGACCCTCAGCAGGTACTACAGGTATCCGCATGGGTCGGAGACTGGCACTCCTACGTTGTCCGCTTGGTGGACGAACTGGGAAGCCCGGTCGACATTACCACTGGCACTCTAGGCGTAACCTTTACCAACATTGCTACGGGGTCCACGTATACGTTTCCATCTGGATCTGTGACCCTTACGAAGCAGTACAGCCAACAAGGTATTCTAAGCATTCTCAACCCTGCGGCATATCCTACTGCAGCGATGATTCGGATAACCGTATCCTTCACGGTAAGTACCACGGTACGCAGGTTCGGTCCGCTTGAGATAGAGGTTCTTGCTCCGTGATAAAGATGTCGGTAAGCCTAAAGAAAGTAAGGCTAGATTCTTACCAAAAGAATCTACGCCAACTTTCTGTTGCTGTAGGTAATGCTGCAGCTGATATCGAAGGCAACGCAAAACAAAGCATAGAGATGTCGAGTGGGCAATACAAAAAGTATCCGGGGCGTAAAGAACATCCGCACTGGTCAAGCCCTCCCGGCACTCCACCTAACAGCGACACCGGTATTCTGGCTGGAAGCATTTACAACAAGATGACCGGCAAGACATCTGCCGAGGTACGCGTGAATGCAAAGTATGGAATACCGCTGGAACTTGGTTGGATGTCAAAGGCTGGTAACCACGTACCGGCTCGCCCGTTCCTGCGTCCAGCAGTTGAAAAGGTAGCGCCATCATTTCAAGCTGCGGTAAAAGTTATTCTGAAGGGTAACAAGTAATGGCATTTGAACCAGCGGTCATTGAGCAATGGATCTACGAAACTCTAACCGGTGATGCTACCTTGATGGGTTTACTTGCTCCTGATAACAAACCTAACGGTTTCCAGATGGCAATTTATAACACCATTGCTCCACAGATAGACCCGATTTCACGCAAGCAACCGGTTACACCTTATGTGGTCTTTGATCGTGCTGGTAGTGCTGGGCAAGACCAAGACACGCTATGCGGTAGCCGGGTCTTCACGTACCCGACCTATCGAATCACCGTGTGGGATACTGCTACAGGTGCGGTATCGATGGCAAGCTCTGCTACCATCATGTCCCGTATTGACACACTACTAGACAACATTCACGTTTCGAGCACCACGCCAAGGTTTTATGTTAGGCGGGAATCAACTGCTCAAACGTTCGGTTTGGAAAGTGGTGGTCGCACTGATTTCGGAGTGACGGCGGTGTATCGTTTTGTCACGCAGCAATAGGAGTAACATATGCCTTTTACACGTACATCTGCCCTTATCGGTGAAAACTGTGTTGTCACGGTGGCCTTTGGCGGCTATCAAGACGGTACGCCTTCAGCCTTCACCGCTGAAACCTACACCTGTATTGCTCGTTCGGTACGCTTCAGTTCATCGGTCAATACCGTGGATGTTAGCGCACTCTGTGATGCTCAGAACAAAGCACAGGTCACCAAGGCTAACGGCAGCGTTGAAGTTGAGTTCTTGGTTGATTCCGTTGTAAACCCTATCTTCTTTGGCAAAGACGGTTACTACTGCCAGATTGTAGTTACGCCGGGGACACTTACCGCTAAGACCTTTGTAGGCGTTGTAACTGGTACTGGTCTCAACGTTGCAAACGAGGAAGCGCTTACCGAGTCGGCAACGATAACCCTTGGAGCGAATGGCGTGACTACTGCTTGGTCGTAGTACACTAAGCCATGGCACTTCAATCCCTAAAACAAATACCTAAAGACACGGACAAGGGTCTACTTATCGTAGACCTGTCCGATGTCGCTGGTGACGGCGCTGAACTCCGCTTCCGTGAACCGAAGGCGGCAGACCTCTTCCCTGATGCAAAAGAACTTGGATCACTGCGTGTAGCATTTGCTGAGTTTCCTGAAGCGATGCTTTACCAGATCTACTTGCTTGGTCGTTGCTATGTGGCAGACCCTACTGATAGCTCAGAAGAATCACCTCTACGGGCTTTTGGTAACTTGGCTAGAACCAGTAAACAAACGTTCTTTCGTATCCTTGGGGAGTTCATTTCTTGGTACCCGACCGATGACCTACAGGGTCGGGTAAAAGAAGCAAAAAACGCCTTAGAGGTGTAGCAAGTCAGGTTGCTTACTACACCGTGAAGTATCTCAACCGGCACCCGTCAGAGACCGACCTAACCCTTGACCAAATAGCCGAGGTGGCTATGATCGGACAAGAGATTGAAAAGCAACAGGTCGAAATGCTGGGTGCGTTGTTCGGAGGCAGGTAACCATGACAGTAGCGGAACTGACGGCTAAGATTTCTGTAGTTGGTGAAGCCGCTGCTGTACGTGCTTTGAGCCGGGTTGGGCAGTCGGCTAAAAGTGTTGGTGAAGCAATCCGCACTGCAGCAGATGCTACCCGGCTATTCGAGTTAGCACAAAACTCTTTCGCTGCCGTAACCGGGGTACAAGCTGCAATGGCTTATGACTCACAGGTTCGTGGCTTGGCTGCATATGCGAAGAATGCAGAAGAACTTCAAACCCAACTAGGTAGACTCAAGGAGATAGCGAAACTCCCCGGATTGGGGCTTACAGAGGTTCGTGCGGGTGTGCTAAACCTCGAAGCCGCAGGGTTATCTGCTCAAACATCCGAACGGGCATTGATGGCTTTTGGCAATGCGCTTGCATTGGTTGGTAAAGGCAAATCAGAACTGGACGGGGTCATCCTTGCCCTTGGTCAGATAGCCAGCAAGGGCGCAATCTCAGCTGAGGAAATCAACCAGATAGCCGAGCGTGTTCCGCAGATCCGACAGGTGTTGGTTTCTGCCTTTGGCACGGCATCAACTGAAGCCATTCAAAAGATGGGGTTGTCAGCCGACGTTGCCATAGGCAAGATTATTGCAGGGCTTGAGCAACTACCGAAGGCTACCAGTTCTGCATTGACTACGTTTGAGAATCTACAGGATGCGCTAGAGCAAGCCTTCTTACCGATTGGTCGTGGCATCCTTGACATCTTCAGCAGTGCCGAAGGTGGCTCAATGCGCTTGATTGAGCGTGTCGCTGAGATGGGTAGACAGATAGGTGAGGTGTTCTCTGCTATCGGTAAGTCTGGTGTAATCCAAGACTTTCTAAACCGTGTCATCGGTGCATTTGGGCCGGGTGGTAACTTCCAACAAGCGATGATAAACGTAGCCGCTAACCTGCTAGCATTCTTTGCCCAACTACCCCGCATATTGCAGGAGCTTGGCCCTGCTGTAATGACGTTCTTTGGTGACATCGGTTACAACATAAAAGCCTTTTTCAAGAATACATTCGGTGACTTACAGACTGAAATACAAGACTTGGTCAAGTTCTTGGATTCTCAGTTTTCATCCTTCCTTTTCAAGTTTGAGCCAATCCTACCTGACAATGTAAAGTCAATCTTGCAGACACGGCAAAACGAACTACAGGCACCAGAAACCAAGGCGCCAAAGTGGAACTACATCACCCCACGATTCCCAATGCCTGCCGCTGGTGCTGTCCCTGACTTGGCTGGCGAATACGGCAGAGCCATCAGAGATATGCTCGGCCCTCAAGGTTTACCGGGTGGCATGATTTACGGTGGAGCGCAGGGTACAGGCGGTGGCTTGGGTGGCCCGTCAATCGCTGACAACATTGGCAGGATTGCAGACAACACCAAGACAGCGGCGGATGCTTTGTCATTACGCCGTGAGACGCTTGGTGGTGGGCAACTTGGACAGATGGGCGTTACGGCTGCAGAGATGGCTGTAGGTGGTGGTGGTGGTATCCGGATGGGTGATTTCATGGGCGGTGGTAACCGTGGCTTGATACCTGCTGGTACTGAGTTGGAACGAGCAGTTCGATCTGTTATCCGTGATGAAGCAAGGCGCAACGGTACGCCCGGAATAATGAAGAGGTTCTGATGGCGAACGCTTGGCCACTATTGATCGAAGTAGACTGCCCGGAACCACGCCCACAGAAGGGGCGGTTGGTTGTTGCAGCTGACGGCACTACATGGGATTTAGCCAAGAGTAGCGGTGTCTGGCTTGACCCTACTACCCTAACCTTGATGCTTGCTCCGCTACCGACTACGGCGGCATGGCGTACAACCTACGCCGGCAACTACGCAAGATTTCAGAAGACAGACTACACGCTAACCACGGCGGCATCATGGAAGCAGATGCAGATCAAAGCATCCGGAGATTATTACCTACAGTCTTTGAACGTTACCGAGCGGGCTACGCTAACAACAGCCTGGAGTGCTAACCAATCAGCCTATCTATCGCTCTATGTACCGGGGCTAAAGGATTCGGACGATAGCACGATTCTTAAGGCAGGGTGGGGCGTTGGTTCGGCTGGCTCTGTAGAGGTTTGGTTTGGGGCTAACGGAAGCGCACAGGTGTACAAGTCTGGAGTGCTAGTTGGTAGTTATCAAAAGAATGATTCCAACATCGCACCAACTGCTAACGTTGCTTTCTTGTCTTCAGTCAATAGTGAATTTATTACCATCATGATGATTCCCTGCCGAAGGCGGGAGCTCATAGTGGTTGCATCTAATGGCTTGGCTTTTAGCCATGTCTTTGGTGACTTGTCGGCATTGGTCAGTAACACCATTACACCTGCCGCCGCGTTCTCTTGGCTGGTACCTGCTGGGCAAGCATCCGTGCAGTTGGCAAAGTTGCAATTTACTACTTCAGGTTACGGTGTTTCACCAGTCAAAAAATTACGTTATGCACCTCCAACTGGTGCAACATTTTATAATACCTATGCATATGACCAGATAGGTACTGGCACTGCATCGGCTTCCTACAGCGTGGTAAAAGATGACCTGACCGCATACACGCCGAATGGTGTCATCACTAACGTACGGGCAAAGGTAAGCCTTACAAGCGCAACAGGTGCAGCTACACTTGGATTCTACGAACTGGATATGGTTTATCAACCTGATCCTGGTTCAACCGCTGATGATCCGGTAGACATTACCTGCGATGTTGAGCGGGTGAGTATCAGCGTAGACGATGATGGTAGGGCTACTTGCTCACTTACAACTCGTAGGAAGCCCATCACGGATGCCGGAGTAGACCAACCACAGATTACATCAGACCGACCCATCCGGATTGCTTTGAGCAATGGAGCAACGCCTACACCAACATACATCGACGTATTCCGTGGCACCCTTACACCACCAGAGATTACATACGAGCAAGGCGATACGACGAGGGACTGGTCGGTCTTTGTGTATGCTGGGCAAGACCGTAGCCGTGATTTTGACCTAGCGTACATCGTAGAGTCTTACCCTTATGATGGCTTACTTTTTAGCAATACTATTTTTGACTTGCTAGAAATTGCAGGGTATCCGGATTCTTCAGGCCCTTACGCTGCCGGTGACTTTCCATCTATTGACTTGCCTTACAGCCCTAACATTTCAAAGGGTCAGTATGCTTTGGCTCCTGACTATTTCGACACGGTTGGTGGTTACCTTGACAAGCTCAAGAATGACTATGCCGCTAACTACATCACCGGCTGGATGCCGAGCCTAAGTGGTTACATTTATTATTGGATTGACCCAGCACTGGCTACAACCACTCCAGCCATTACGCTATACCAAAGCATCGCAGCTGCAACCACGGCAGGTGTAACTGAAGTACTACGCCCTAAGCGGGTTGTACGGGCTATGTCAAGCCACTACGAGACCCCGGAAGCCACACAGGTACAAGTTGTCGGGCAAGACCCATCAACCGGGTTATTTATTACGAAGAGTCTTGTAGACAGCGCGGCAGAGACTGCAAGCACGGCACCTGCCAGTAGACCCTACAACTGGAGGGGTAGACCTGTCCCGTATCAGCTAAGAGACCCAACCCTAACGACACAGGATGCGGTTGATGCTGCTTGCGACATCCTGTACGACCGCTTGACTACGGGAAGAATCTTAATCGAGTGGGAATCGGATCTACTGGTTTTGAGCAGTAACAACCGTCCGCTTTGGCTTGGTGATGTGGTTAGGATTATGGAGCCGGATGGCACAACCACTAAGGGGGATTACCGCATTATCGGCATCCCGACGATTGACTTTGTGACCGAGCAGACATCAGGCTTTAGTGTACGCAAAGCCGTGTATCGTGGGCAGAAAGTCTAACCATGCCATACCTTGACATTAGCCGTACCGCGACCAGTGCGGCTGATATTTCTATTGCGTGGACATGGACTGTATACCCTACTAACTTAGTGCCATTTATACTCCAAGTTGGTAAGGTTGATGGTTCGGTTAATGGTCATATGGGATGGTCTGGAACTTGGTCAATGAGCATGACCAACACGGCTAGAGCCCGTCCAGGGAATCCATGGTCGTATCAAATTCTTTTGTCGGTCAGTGTAGCAAACGGCAATGGACAAACCGCAAGCAATACAATCGTGGTTACTTCCGGCACACCTACTGCGGATTACCTTGATATATCCGGAACCATCACGGGTAGCTGGTCGGCAAGCGTAAACACAAACATTCTATGGAACATCAGCGAGGCGGCGTATTCTATAAGTTCAGCACCGACGCAGTTCCCACCATATACAACCTACGAAGTCTACGAACAAGCGAAGCCATCAGCAACCTGCACGGCTACGCTGACGCTCGCAGGAACCTCTACAACAGCCACAGGGACGGTTGGAAGTAGTGGTGGGGCTATTGCCACGCATGACTTCACGGCTGGTCTACAACAGACTTGCGAAGATACCGGCACAGCGTCAGCATCGATTACAAATATCAGGGTTAACGGAGTTGCTCCATATCAGGCTACACACTCGCATTCTTACAGCAGTCAAACTGCCGGAAACTGGTCAACAAGCGGGACATCAAGCGCAACCGAACAGACTACGGTTAACCTGACATCATCGGCACGGTTAGCCGCTCCTGTGAGCCTTACCAGTAGGATACGAGCTTGGGAGGGAGCATACCCGGATAGTCTAACAATGCGTGTGACAGGGTTTGATTATGAAACTCTAGGCTACAGGGACATCACAGGAACCGGATCAATAAGCGGTACTGACACGCTATACAAATACTCTTTTGCATCCACCATTGTTACGTCATCCGGTAGCAGTAACCTAACCACTGCATTGAATGGCGTACCGCCATACATCAATGCGGAACTGACTGCTGCTAGTTTGACAACCAACGGAGACAGTAGCACGGACACCCGCGTACTCTTTCGCGGCTTCCGCTTCAATGGCTGGAGCATCGCAGAAACAAACAACCGTTCTATAGGCCTTACAGGTAACGACCGGCTTTATGCACCGTATGAAGGGATGAGCGGATACCGGTATCTACAGATACAAATCAAGGCGCAGAGCGGCACCAACCAGAGCGGCTACATTGAGTTGACTGATTACCACGGCAACACCAAACGATGGCAGGTTGTGGCTCCTACGACCTCATACAGCACCGTTACCCTTGACCTTTGCTCTCCTGACATATGGAGCCTTGGAGCGTTACCGGCAACCGAAGACAAGGACAACCCGTACCCAAGAAAGAACACGACATCCAGCAGCTACGCCGGTAGTGAGTCTGTTGATACGGCTTACTGGGGCATCACGTCATGCCAGCGGCTAAGGGTATCTAGCGGATTGATTGACATCGGTACAACCACTCTGGTCTATACCAATACCGACAGTACCTATGTGCCGGATACCTTCACAGCGCAATTTGAGCGAATCACACCGGCTATTGTTTCGGAATCAGGCACGACAACTTATTTCTACGGGCGGCGCTTTTGGCAACAAGACCGCGATGGCAGGACTGAAGAGGAAAGCGATGTCTGGTGGCAGAAGACGGTCGGTGGTGCTACCGGGGTTACAACTTACACCGTTGACCCGGTAACCATCAGCGAGCTATGCGACCAGATAAACGCCTCCGATAACTCTATTGTTAGGCATCCAGGTTGGACAGCAACGAACTCTGTTGCCTACCCGGCTGGTGCTACCTGCTCGGCATCACAACCACCCTTGCGGGATTGTTTCCTGAACGGCGTAACGGGCTATTCAACATGGCTAAGGGGCGGCGGTATCCTTGCAACGCCACACGCTACAGCCGGCACTGACTTTGCTTACGGGCATCAGCTTGCGGCAGGTACCATCGTAGCCCAGACGCTCTTTGACCGTATCAATGGTAACTTCCCGCCAGACCTTACAGATCCGTTCGACATCAACGGTGGTACCGAAGCAGGCTTGTACTTGGCGGGTGGAAGTTTGCTCAGGGGCATCGCTCACGGTGCCATCTTAGACAGCGCTGGAGACCCTGCCGCATCCGGTACGGTAGACCTGCTCCTTGCTACCACGAGCGCCAACCGGGGTACAGATTCCACGCTGGATGCTCAAGGGCGATATTACACATCCACTCCCTGGGGGCTTGGTGAAAGCAACCATGATGCCATCAGCGGTACAGGCAACATCGGTATAGATCCGCTTCACACGAGCCACCGCTTCCGCAGCTGGTTCAGAGCGTTGACGGCGGCAGGTGGTTGCCTATCGGTTGACGTAGCCAAGAATCAAAGGCTCTGCTATGCAAATGTAGAAAGCCATACCGTGGTGCTTCACTTTGCTGATGGCCCCAACGCTACGAACTTTACCGAGGTTACTACACCTATAACCGAAGTTGACTGCGTAGCCATTGCCTACGACCCTACGAGCGCATCCGGCAGGTTGTATATCTTGGTAGAGAAACAATCAGGTGGTGGTATTGATTCGTATTACACCGATAACGAAGGAGCAACCGTATCAATGGCAACCGTAGTAAGTGCCGCAGGCACACACGTTAGCGTAGGCATCAACCCAATGGGAAAAAGAATCGTAGCCTTCCGCAATACCGGTAACGACCTTCATAGGGTCATATACGACCCGCAGGGCAACGTCATTACAGCATCATCTGCGGTGGTGGCAAGCGGGGTAGCAAACGACCAGACGGCGATTGCTTGGCGGTTAGGTCGTTGGTTCTTGTACTACCACGACACGAGCGGCGGTATCACGCAGTTGGTTAGTGTGGATGATGGCGAGACATTCGCCTAAAGGAAAGGGGTGGTGGGCAGGTTGAGGAAACAGCAACCGGGAGTACTGCCCACCGTGTCGGGAGATAAGGTCGACAAGGAGAATATACCACTATGACAAGGCCTATCGCTTTAAGGGCAGCAAAAGAAGCCCTAGACAATGTCGGTGTGCAGGAAGTTGGAGACAACCGGGGAAAGGCGGTTGAAGTTTACCAAGCCTCAACGGTTCCACCTGTGCCACCCGGTAGCCCGTGGTGTGCCGCCTTTGTGGTTTACCGGTTGAAGAATGCAGCTCATGACCTAGCGCTAACAATCCCCCTTGACTGGCCACGCTCGGCATACTGTCCCGATCATGGCAACTGGGCTAGGCGTACAGGTAACTGGTTGAGCGTGAAGGATGCGGAAGCAGACCCTACCAAAGTGCGTATCGGTGATTTAATTTGCTTTTGGTTTGCACCGCTGAACCGCTTGGCTCATATCGGGATTGTGATTGGTGTATTTCCTTGGGGTGTCAAAACCGTAGAGGGTAACACCTCACCAGAGATGGAAGACGAAGACAAACCAGAACGCGAGGGCGATGGGGTCTATCGCAAGGCTAGAGCATGGCGCGAGCTTGGCAGCAACGGCGGCTTTGTAAGCATCGACTGGTAGGTTCCAAAATGGAACTAAGCACTTGAACTGTTTCCATAATGGAAAGAGTTGAACTTGTAAGAAATCCTTACAAGTTGACGAAAAAAGACCCGACTTTTACATCGGGTCTCCTTCCATCAGTTCCAGCATCAGTTGTTGTTTTTGGTTTCCCTTGCGGGTGCTAGGATTATACCCTACGGCATCAGCTCTTTTGCCATCTGTGCGATCCAAGCCCTAACACCCCAGTCATCAGGAGCGCTTTGGGTAAACTGCTCGATGCCGATGTTGATATCAACACCGCCGGAACTGTAGACCACACTAAGGAGTTGCCCCTTGCAGGTGGTGAACCAAAGCATACGGGCGAGGTTGTGGGTGCTTACACGAATCGAACGCTGATACTGGTAGGCTTCCCGTTGCTCATTCCACATTGCGCTAAAGTCAAGCTCGATTGTTTCAAAGGTTGTATGGTCGCGCTTAAGCACTTCCTCCAACCGCTCCATCGTGTAAACCTCATCTGCTACTGTCATATCTTTATCTCCCTGCGGTGTATAACCACACCCGGAATATACACCGGGTGTAGATACTTTGTCAAACTGTTTTTATCATTACCGATTCGCTGGCTGGGATTATCTCAAGCCCTGGCGCATGGACGGTGGCAAAGTCGCTGAGCTTGCTAACCAGAACGGTGTGCTTTGTCTTGATGGCTTCCGGGTTGTGATGCATCAGCCATGCCACGGCTTCCTCTTCCTCAACCACCTTGACCCGCTCGGCAACAGTGCGGAAAGAAACCGTGCCGTATGGGCAGGTCCACGTCTTGACCTTTAGTGTGCCGTCAGCCTTGCGCGGCAACTGCGAGAGTGCGTAGTCTTGCAGCTGTGCGTTGTATCTTGCTTCCAGCCAGTCAAGCCTTGCCTGATGCTTGGCAACCATCTTGCGGGTGTTCTCTACGATCGCATCCATCTTGGCTTTCTCAGCCTGTAGGGTTGCCTCGATGTCCATCCGCTTACGCATCACCAGGAGCGCCAAGTCTTCAGGTGATTCGTCACCCTTTATCCAGCCGGACATCGGGCCGGCATACTCGCCGGTCTCCTCGTCGTACAGCTCGCCATCGATTACATCAAATCCCATTATCTTCCTCCCAGTGGTCTAGCCTTCAATGGCTGGTCAATAACGATATTGCCCTGTGGGCCTCTACGGAAGTCCTCACGGGGCGCTACCGCGCCGTTGGCATCATCGTCTTCATCTGCACTTATTGCCAGTAGAGCGGACACCGAGTAGCGGCGGCCGTATGTCAGCGCAGAAC